AAGCGGGAATCTTATCAAGCGCGGCATTGAATCGTTACATCGAGAAATTTGGAAAAACAAAAACGGTGATATTCCAGATGGCGATCATTCAAACAATAGCGTTAAAAATCTTGAACTGGTACGCCGTGGAGAGCATCAGTCATTTCATTCTAAAGCACTTTATACCAATGAGAAATATCGCAGAAGAGCCAAAAAACATCTTGCCAAAATTCGCGTTATGGCCTCGGCTTGGCATAAAAGCGAAGATGGGCGCAAATGGCATAGAGAGCACGCCAAGAAACATCTTTTCGGAAAGCCGATTTATATTGAAAAAGCTTGTGATCATTGCGGCAAGTCGTTTGATGGGGTACAGCAATCCCGTTTTTGCTCCAATAATTGCAAAAGCGCATGGCGAAGAAAAAGCGGGGTTGACAATGTCGCGGCAAGTTGCGCATGGTGCAATAAAGGCTTCAGTCGAAACAAGTATTCAAACGTCAAGCATTGCACAAGATCGTGTGCACTTAAACACGCACGAAGTAAGAAAAATTTCAGATAAATTTGTTGGAATGCTGCCCGTTTATAACATAACAGTTGACGAACAGCATGAGTTTTATGCAAATGGCGTGCTTGTGAAGAATTGCGACACAGCGCGCTATCTCTGGCTTGCGGCAACAAAACCAGAGCGTCCAAAGCCACAGAGCAAACAAACATGGCGCGAGAAACACTTGCGCCCGCAAACTACAGACGGCGGAGTAATCAGATGGGCCTAAAACATACTTTCATGGCAGTGACAGGCGGAGCGCTTTTTGCGGTGATGTTGGTATTGAATTTGGCATCAATGCCGGGCTTCAATGCACCGGCAAACAAGTTGGATGGTTTTATTGTTGGCTGGCCGACGACGAATAGCGCTGCCCGCCCGCAGGGATACCCGCATGTCCTTTCATCTTGGACGGATACGCTCGCGGTGTTGCTCGGCACGGGCAGTGATACCTCGGGATATTTCGACTTGCGCGCATTGGGTACGGTTGTTTTTACGGGAGTGGATACCAGCGCAGATGATAGCGTGGCCTACACGGCTTATTTGTGGACGGCGGCACGCAATCAATTTCGAGATAATCCGTTGAAACTGGTCTGGAATGATTGGGTACTCGCGGACAGCCTTGTCGTTACAGCCTCGGGGAAAGTAATTTGGAACATCACCGCAAGCGCAATTCCAGTGCATGAATACGGGCTAATCACCGTTACTGGCGCAGACGCGAATAAGAAAGTCAGTCCTTCACTTGTCAAGGCAGCATTCTCAGGCGCACAATGAGCGACAGCTATAACATTGTTTCGGTTGACGACCAGCAGAAGCTAACGGAAGTTTGGGATACATTTCGCTATCTGTTGGAGTCCTGGCGCGACCGGCGTGAAGCCTCGGCAAAGAACTATGCTTTCGTCGAAGGCGGCAAGGGGCAATGGGATACTGCGATATATGATGGCCTTGTTAATCGCGGCATTATGCCTTTGTCAATCAATATGCTTTTGCCGCGAGTGCTCAGAATATTGGGCTATCAAGACGAGATTAAGGGCCGCCTGATCGCCAAGCCGACGGTAAACTCAAGCGTTGACGATGCGGAAGTCGCTACGCGGCTGCTTGATTGGTCGAATTTCGACGAAAACCGTGACATGGCTCTCGCTGAAGCCTTTGGCCATATGATCATCGGAGAGATGGGCGGATTCATTGAGTGGTTTTGGGGACAGCGCGAGGAAAGTCTTGGAATCCCGCGAGTCGAGGCGTTGAATCCGTTTTTTGTGTTTCCTGACCCGGCGTTTAAGCTGAGAGAACACTGGAAACACCGCTATATTGCCAAGAGCTATTGGGAAGACTACAACTATATCGTGATGAAGTGGCCGGAAAAGCGGGACGAAATCAATGCTATTGCACGCGATTACAAAGCGAATAAGCGGTGGTGGCGCGGCGTTACTGATTTTTTCCAGTCGTTGAAAGGCGGACGCGCAGAACTTGACGTTGAGTTGATCGACCAGCAAGAAAATATGTTTCGGCTGATTGAACTGCACGAACGCAAGCCGAAAAAGGAATACAAGATTTATAATTTGGGAACGGGTGAAAGCTCTGATCCGATGAGCAAAGCGCAGGCAATGGCGCTGCAAAATCAATTCACCGATGTGCAGATGGTCGAGCATGAAACAAATGAAATATGGACGACGATAACCCTGGGGCGTTGGCTCGTGCTCGATCAGTTCAAGCGCAAGATTCAAAACAATGTTTTCCCGATTGTCCCGATTGAAGCTTATAACTTCTCAGGCATGAACTTCGGCATGATCGGCCAGGCTAAAGACATGCAGGCGGAGTACAATCAGACCCGCACGGCGATATTGACCTTGCTGCATACGACGGCGGCCAGCGGATGGAAGTATATGAAAGGCTCGCTTGACCCAGAGATGAAACAACGCCTTGAGAAGTTTGGGGCAAGCGCAGGGCTGAATATAGAATATAATCCAAGTTTTCCACCTCCTGATAAAATTCAGCCTAATCCATTTCCACAAGGCGAAGCGGAACGAGCAGAATACGCACGGCGTGACATTGATGACATTACCAGCTTTGGGCCAGGGCAATTAGGACAGAGAGAAGAACAGGCGGAAAGCGGCATATTGAATGCACAGCGCACGCAGAATGCGCTCGTAACGCTCAGGCCTTTGATTCGAAATCTGCACGAAGCGCATCAAACTATTGGGCAATGCCAGCTTGATCTCATGGCTGAGCACTTGCAATCAGGCCGAGCGATACCGATTGTCGGTGAAGAAAACGCCGAGTCTGATGTGTTCCAATACAACGGAAGTATTGCTTTTAAGCGATTCAATATTAAATTAGTGAAAGGCCAGCAGTCTGAAACGCAGCGTTTGCAGAAGTTGCTCGAATGGCGCGAGGTCATGCAGTTTGTCGCGGGAGTTGGGATTGATAATCCGTTGTTGCCGTTCTTTATTGACTCGCTTGACTGGCCGGACAAGGACAAGGTATTGCAGGCGATTATGCCAGACCCGGACGCCTTGCCGCCACAGATGCAAGTTGAGTTGGCGGACGGGATCCAAAGAATTCAGGCAGGCATGATGCCCGCGAGTAATTTGTTGCCGAGCGGACAAGAGGAAGAAGTTGCAGCATGAAATTACGTTTAATCAGATACCTATTGAGAACCGGCAAGTTTTTCAAATTGCCGCCCGAATTGATGCACTCATATACGTTGTATTTATGGTCTGACGAGCAACCATTATGATTATGAATTCTGACAATCTTAAAAAGTTTAGAGAAGCTGTTAAGCTTAATTCGGTAAGTAAGATAATGATAAATGGAAAACAATTTTACTGTTATAATTTAGATAGTAGTAGAATTATAGAAAGTGACAACATTCCAATAGGTACTTTGTATCATGATGCTGATGGACGGACATATATATTCACTGAAGAAGGATTTGAAGTGCTTTTGAAATAAAATAATTTACATCACAAGCGCTTTAATGCGCTTCTGAGCTATACTACTACGATGTATTTATGGTCTGACGACGAACCGTTATGATTACGCAAGAGCAGAGAATACACACTTACGATGGCATGAATATGTACGAAGCTTTTGTTGTTGAATCATTTTTTCTTTATTTGGAATGCAATAATGGCCAGAAAAAGTTCCGTGAATGGTTTAGAGACAACAAGGAATATGTGGAGAAAAATTTTACAGCGTTGCTGAAAAGAACTTTGAAAGACGCTCATTAAATCATAAATACTTGAGTGATGGACTTTCATCACTTTTGACATAGCTGGGGAGCCGCAATCTCCCCAGCGAATTTGAGCTATACTACCAAACCGGAAAAGGCTCGCATCGTGGTAACACGGTGACGAGCCTTTTTTATTTTCACCGAGACCCGCTAAAAGCGATACTCTCAAGAGGAAACAATGGCAGACCCAATCACAAACGGTGCAGCAGAACAGCAAAGTGATGCTCCGGTTTTTTATACCGGGCAAAGCATGGCTGATGTGTTCGCTCCGTCAAGTGCGCCCGCCGAAAGCGATACCGCACCAACTGAAACGCCCGCCGAAAGCGACACCGTTTCAAAGCAAGCAGTACCAGAAACGCCCTTCACCAAGCAAGCCGAGCCGGAAGAAGATCAGCAAGAGCAGGTTGCTGACGAGCAGCCGCCTGAAGTTGATCCGCTTCTGAGAAAGTACGGAGAAGACCCGAAAAAATGGGCTGACGCATTCCGTGCAATGCAGCGGCGAACGACGCGAAACGAAAACGAAACGCGGCAGTTGCGCAATCAGCTACAAGTCATGGCAACAATGGCAGCGCAGCAGCAAGACAAGCGTGAAGAGCAGCCGAAAGGCACAACCGATGCATTGAATGTTGCTGAATTGAGCGACGCAGAAGTTGCCAAGCTCGCGAGTACCCTTACCGAAGATACTACTCAGGGCATTAAGGCGCTTCTCGAAGCTGCAAGGAAGCAAGGCGAAGTCGGTTATAGCGCGGCACAGAAACGTGCTGAAGCCGAACGCGCCCAACGCGAACAGGAATCAATTGTTCAGCACAACAATGCAATGGCGTTTTCCAGGGCAAAGGCAATTCTTCTCGAACGTGCTCGCGCCGAGGGCGATGATCACATGGTCAAGAAGCTTTCCAAGCCCAACTATGAAATTGACCAGGACGAGTGGGACATGGTTTACGAAGATGTCAACCGCGAGTATGAGTATATCGTGAATAATTACCAACTCAAAGGCGGTAAAATCACCGATGATCATTTTCGCAAGGCGCAGCGTGAACTTGACCCCGAGTCCTACGAAGAACGATTAAAACGTGAGGCCTATCAAAAGGCCTTGAATGATCTGCAAAAGGGCAAAGGCGACCAACGTCTTGAGCCAAGCTTGAAGAAGGCTCCGGCAGACAGAAAAACAGCTAAGCTTGAAGACTTGCCGCAGGACTCAACGCAAGCTTTTGAGTGGGCAATGTCAAACCCTGAGCAAGCTCGAAGACTTTTGCAGAAGCAGGGCGTTAGATAGGCTCCCAAAGCGGAGTTTTATAAATGGCAACTATCATTTTGCGATCTGAAGAAGCCAATTTAGGACTACTTCAGTATCAAACCGTTGATGAGATGTACAAAAAGCTGTTTTTTGCTCGATACATGGGCTTTGTCGAACAGTCCAGCGTACCCGGCGAAGAGCGTGCCCCATTGTCTCCCATCATCATGAAGCGAGACTTCTCGGCAAAGGGCATGGATTTCATGAAAATCCCATTGCTGAAGAATCTCACCGGCACACCGATTTATGGCGATCAGCAATTGAAAGGCACCGGCGAAAGCCAGGACTTGAACTATCTGAATGTTTACATCAACCAGAGACGTAAAGCAGTCGCGCCGCCTGCTCGTATGGCGAACCAGCGCGTAAGCGGCCTTAATCTGGTTGAGCAAGCGCGCCCACAAGTTACTACGTGGTACGCACGCAATACTGAACATCAGATTATTCAAACTTTCTGTGACGGCTTTTCTCCGAATATCACGACGGCAACTACCAGCGGCGGCCTCGGAATAACCAAGCGTTTGCATCCTGCAATCTTTGCGGCTGATGCCGGGCAAATCACGTTTAACAACACTTACGCAACCTATGCCGGAAACATCCATACTGCAACCAACGGATGGACTGGAACGGACGACCAGAAGATGAGCGCACGAGTATTGCGCGAGTTTTCGGTTGCGTGCAACAAGCGTGAAATCCCGACGATGAATGTCGGCGGATTCGAAGTCCGGCCACTATTGATTCACCCCAATCAGTGGCTCCAGCTTATGACCGACAGTGAGTTCCTGAAGGTCTACGAGAACGGCGCATTCAATGAAGTCCGCAAGAATCCCATTTTCACGATGATATCAGGGCTGTACGCTGGCTTTGCTATTTCCGTTCGCGAATTTAGCGTTCCAGGCATTACGACCACTGCATCAACCGTGACGTGGGGCGCAACGAATCCGCTTTCGGCGGTTGATACCAACGCACGCAAGGCAGCCATTTGTTTTTCGATTGGTGCCATGTGCGGCGGTTGGGCTTTCGGGCCTCATTACACCACGGAAGTTGATGATCACGGCAACTGGCAGGAAATCGGTGTTGCGATGATCGACGGCTTTGCACGCGCCGATTATCAAGACTCGACTTCTTCGCCGAGTGACACGCCTATCAACAAATCATCCGCTATTTTGCTGACGTACTCGCCGGATAGCTGGAATTAATCACTTTTTGATTCTCATGTTTTTGGAGATATAACAATGCCTTCGAATGCAAATCGTCTCCAACTTCTCCCCTTTGATGTTGACTCGAACGTTGAAAGTGGTTTGTCGTTTGACTCAACTACAGTTTGGGGCAAGTTTGTTGGATACGACTCTACCGGAACCAAGCAGGAGTTTTATTTTCTTCTTGGTGATGGAGACCCCAACGGTGACGCGAATCACGACGCTGTGACGCATGGTTTTTATTACGACTATACGAACCTGAAGATTTACATCAAGACTTCAGCAGCGGCATGGACTCTTGTCGCCAGTAACACCTAAGGAGGCCCGTAATGCGTGGCATCCCGCTTTTACTCGCATCGGGTTCCGACTTAGATGGTACGACAGGCAGCGGTTATGATTATCCAGCAGGGGCAAAGGTATTGCCCCTGTTTGGAGGTCAAGATAAGTCTGCCGTTATTCATATCATCATTTATGGCGGTGCCCCAAGTACGAACTTTAACGCTGCTCCAATTGGAAGCATCTTCATTAGAAACGACGCAGGAAATGTTGGCGTTCAATTCAAGGCAGATGCAACCACGTGGACAGCGCTTGCAACTTAGGAGAAATCCGTGAAATCCATTAATAAGTTGATGATTGTGGCTTTGTTGACAACCGCATCGTTGTTTATGATGGGAGCCTATCCCACCGTGACTACGACAAAGTTGACAACGCCACTTTCAACATATGTGTTGAACTATAGCTTCTCGGCTGCAATTGCGACGGCAGACACCGCGATTTTGGCAAGTGAAGCTACTTCTTCGACGCATATTGATATTTCGAGCTATGGGTACGTTGACTCAGTCTTTTCGCTTGAATTGAAATCGAGCGAGGCGACGGTTGACAGTATCCGATTTACTGTGTTGGTACAAGCTTCTTCAGCGGCCAGTCCGGCGGGCGCAGATTGGCATACTGTATTTAGTAGCAGCGCTTTTGATAGCGGCGCAACTAAAATACATATTCCCTTTAGAATCCGCCGCTATACGCAAGCTCACAAAATGCGTATTCTTATTGCAGAGACAACGACCGGCCATACGAAAAATGCGACTCAAACCATCACGGCAAGGCTTGCAATTCGACGTTTGCTCAAGTAATCAGGGCGGGCTTAGTCCCGCCCACTATTTTTGGAGATTGTCATGAATGTAGTTTTTGATGGCGATGAAGTTTTCCTGAAGCCCGTGCAGCGTTTTGGTGAGGTCACCGTGAATTTCGAAAAGGGCAAAGATGGAAAGTTTGTTGCTAAAGATGTTCCTGAACGCATTGCTCGCAATATGGCAATGAATCCGCTTTATGTGATTGACTCGGAAAAACCGCTTGAGGCCAGAGAATTTAAGGTTGAGCCGAATCCTGAGCCGGTCAAGCGCGAGGTAAAACCATTGCCTTTCAGGGAAAAGAAGAAACCCACGACTTTGCAAGGTAAGTAATGGCTATTACCACGTTTAATTTTCTGAAAGTTTTGCGTGAGCAATTGCACGAGGAGCTTGGCGGGTTTTATGTGGCAAGCTCGTGCACTGCCAATGGTACGACCTCGACGTTTATCGACTCCGGCCTGGGCGGCGGAGATGATTTTTATAACGATAAAATGTTCGAGTTTACCAGCGGCGCAAATGCAGGCAAAGCAATTAGAATAGTCGATTGGGTGGATTCGACAAACACGGGGACGTTGCTTACTTCGGTTGAAACGGCAATCGCTATTAACACCAATTATTCAATTTATGAAGCTGGCTTTTTCTCGGATACGGAGTTGGTGCGACTGGCGAATTATGCGGCGCGACAAGTGTTTCGTATGGTAAGACCGGAACATCTTACCGAATATCTAAAATCAGCGTCAGCAACAGGGAATCCGGTTAGCGGAACACAATACGGCAGCGTGACGTTGCCAAGTGACCGGCGCGGCCATATGATTAATTTTCGGATAGACGACAGGCCTGCCGCAGTGCTCGAACGTGGTGAGTTTGATCGTTTCAACAACGATGTATTTCTCGACCGCGCTGTATTGATTTATACCGGAAATACGGCCTATTTCAAACCCAAGCCCGAGGCAACCGCGACGATAACTTTTCAGTACATACCTCCGCCGCAAAATATGGTATTGAACGCAAGCGTAGACTGGCCGGAGAAGATTATTCAAGCGGTTATATTGCGAACGTTGGTTTCGTGTTGGATGAAAAAAGAACGCGGTGACTTGGCTGACAGGGATATGGCCTTGCTGAAAGCGGAGATAGATGTTTTAAACGGAGTTGATTGACATGGAAAAGATTCCGCAAACGACCTATCAGAACCGGCATAGATTCCCGAAGGGATTCACGCAAACGGAAGTCATTGCCGCAGTTGGCGGGGAATTCGCCATTATTGGAGAAGTGCATGTCGGCGAAGAACGCACCACAACCGATGAAGTGGGATTCAAGGACAGGATGAAATTCAATGGCGATTAGTACCATTAGCTTGCAATCGCTTGAGAATGATATTCAGGCGACCGAGTTTGTTTATCGCGGGCAACCATTTCGGCTAAACGAAAACGATTCTGTGGCGCTAAAATTGATGCCGCAGACGCGCTTACGGTTTTTGATTAATGAATCTGGACGCGAGATACAGCGCAAGCTAAGAGAAGATCGCAACGTCAAGCATAATTTCATGCCGCTGGGGACTGACGTTTTAGCCCTGCCTTCTGATTTGTTCATTCTCGACCGCATCGCGATTTACGATGATTATAACGTCACAAAGGAATCTGGCTCACAAACTGGAAGCGCAAGTACAACGGTTTTGCAGGACTCGGCGGCAGACTTTGTGACTAATTGCGCCGTGGGAGATCGAGTTGATAATACAACTGACGGCAGCTACACCACGATTACCACAATTGATTCGGCAACGCAAATAACCTGTTCGGAACTTACGGGTGGGACGGATAATACCTTTGCCGCCGATGACGCATATGTTGTTTATGATCCTGACGCAGAGACGGTGAATAACGTTACGGAGTCGGTGGAATTGAATATGGTCACAACTTTGTCGGAGTTGACCAGGAATAAGTTGGTTGATGAAGAAGAAACAGGACAGCCGACAAAATTCATGTTTTATGAATCGAAAAGCTCCGCCGATGCACAAGGGATTTTCTATGTTACGCTCGACGTTGTAACGGACGCTCGTTATTTTTACGATGTCTATTACTGGCCAACAATGGGCAATTGGGAGACGGAGGGCGACGCGCCGCACATTAGCACCATGTATCAAGACTTGTTTTATCCTTTGGCGTGCGCGAAAGTAGCGCAACGCCTCGGCGATATGAAGAGTTTTGAGTTTTTCCTGGCGGACTATAATCGCATCATGAGAGATTGCATTGAATCAATCAATGATCGCTCCAGCAGGCCGGTAATGACAAGCTTTAGACTGATGCCATGAAACGATATGGAGACGTACCCAGGGCAAGCCTGACAAGATTCCCGAAAGAAGAATTGCTTATTGCAAAGAATGGCAATGATGTACGGATTTTTATAATACTTGACGGAGTTTGTTATCAAGGCAGCCTTTTGCCTTCTGAGAGTGTTGGCGATGGAGACGGAACAAACGATCATGGGTTGCTAAACGGACTTTCTGACGATGATCATACGCAGTATGTTCTAAGGTCTATCCTGACAACGAAGGGTGATATTTTTGCTTACACGGGAAGCGCAATAGCGCGGCAGGCTGTAGGGGCTGATAATAAGCCATTAGTTGCGGATTCTGCTCAAACGAACGGCGTGAGATATGGCGGTAAAATTCTTGTCGATGAAGCCGAGATTGATGCTGCCTTGAACCATGACGGCTCTACTGCGGGATTTTTTGGCGTTACACCGGCAAGCAGGGCAGCAGCATTGACGCAAACATACTCGACCGCAGACCGCACGCTTTCAGCATATACCGCAGATGATGAAAGTGCGGCATACACGGGGATTGACAATCTACAACTTGGCTCTGTCTATGCGACAGTTGCAGATTTGAACGCATTGCGAACGGCTTACGAAAATCTCAGAGCGTTGGCCGAAGATACAACGCAATTTCTAAACGCAGTAGTTGACGATTTGCAAGCTTACGGATTGGAGCAATAATTTATGCCTGCAAAACTTGTCAGATGTGTCGATAAAGTCATGGCCAAAGGAATGCCCAAATCAAGCGCATGGCCAATCTGCGTGAAGTCTACCGGATTAAGTCCGCACAAAAAAAAGAATGAAAGTTTGCCGCGCAAGCTGCCCAAAAGCACAAAGGGCTATTGATGCCAGTAGGACGATCTACACTTATTCTTGACGACTGGTCGGGTGGACTCAATACCGACTTGCCGGCGGACAAATTGCCGAAGTCGATGGCGACCGTGCTTGAGAATGCTGACGTAAAAAACAAGGCACTCAAGGGCGCATTGGGAGCGGCTGCCTATCTTACGGGATTGCCGGAAGGATTTGTTCGGATAAGCGAAGGACAATTTAGACTCACCGTACCAAGCGAACAAGACATTACTCTTGTTTATGGCACACTTTCAGGCGCAGACAAGCTTTATGTGCGGCCTTATTTGAGTATGGCGGGAGCATGGGTGGATAGCTGGCAGGAATTGACAGAGAAGGAAGGAAACAATACGGCTGATGCTGAAACAAACACGACGACAGTAGTAGACGCGGCATTGCTTTCATCGACAAACGATTATTACAATGGCTGGATATTCTACAATCTGACACGAAACAAAAGCACGGTTATTACCGATTACGTTGGTTCTACAAAAACTATTACATTAGCCTGGGAAATTGCTTCTCAAAAAAAAGATGACTCTTATTTCATTTGCCGGAATCCTATTTATGATGTGAGCGGTAATACTTTTTTTGCACCTGAAAGCGTTTGCCGTTTTTCGCAGCGCAGCAATATAATAGACATCGTAACAGGAAGTGACGCTGAATTCAAACTCACAGGGAAAAGCGATTTAGTGCTGTCGGTAATTAATGGCTATCAAGCCTTTGACGATACTGACTTAAATTACAGCGGGCTTTATCTCACCATAAGACCGCCGCTTGCCTTGCAAAGAGCGTGGACGCAAATTGCAGCGGTGGCCGCCGATATTACCAACGCCATTGGGAGTGATAGCGGACGAACAAGATGGCTATTGATTGCATGCGCGAAATACGATGGTTCTGATGAAAGTCCACTGTGGAAAGGTGACAGCGGAGATTTTGACGGAACGCAGTTTGTTTTGCAGTCAGGCAGCGCTCCCTTGACTACTTCGACAGGGAATGACATAGAAATTGAGGAGAGAGGTTTATTTCAATCTGAAATTATACAGCTATCCATGTCGATTTCATACGGCAGGGATTCCGGCCACGTCCCCTTGCTCATCCCCAAGGCTGGAAAGGTTGCTGATGATAATGGGATAATCTTGTTTGATCGCAGAATTTCATCAATTATAATTTATATGGCGCAAGCAAGTGAATCGTCAACAACTACATTAAAACCTGCAACGGAGTGGCGAAAAGTAGCAGAGCTTTTAGTCAATGATTCAGCATGGAGCGGAACGGGAGCCGCATATACTCAAACAGTGTCGATTGATGCTTATTCATGGGCAAAATATGCCGGAATTGACGTTTCTGAATATCAAGGTCACAGCGCCATAAAGATACATGCCAACAGTGATTTTATTGCTAAGGTCAAAAATCAGACATTCGTTGCAAGCTCTTATGTTGACAAAAAAAGAGAAAGCCTCTTATGGCAAACGCCATTTACTCAAGAAGGATTTAACGCAGCTTCAGTAGTACCAAACCCAGATTTTATTGACTTGGGAAGCTATGGCATCGGGAAAATACTTGGGATATTCGAAGCCATTGGCAATATTGCCGTGTTTGGCCATGATCGAGTAATGAAACTGGAACTCAGCAACGACAATATCGTCAGCATACAACAGCAGTACCAATTTCGCGGGGCTGCTTCAAAGAACGGAATATTTAGCCTAAATGGATTGGTGTACTTCACGGCTATAGAGGACATTTACTATTACAACACCTATCAGGATATTGTAAAGTCGATAACCGAATCTTATATAAGAGAAGCATGGCTTGATCTTGCAACCGCAGATAAGGAAGTTTCAGCCATTGGGTATGATCGCAGGCATGAAAAACTTGTTATTGCCGCAGGCAGCACGATATTTGTTTACAATGTCCCGAGGCCTCTGGCGGACACACTTTCAACGGATACGCAGGCAATCGGAACGTGGCAAAAATATAACGTTGGCCTGACGTTCTCAAGCTTTTACACAAATGTCGAAGGGGCGTGCATCGGCATTACCTCTGCCGGTGTTGGCTACGAGCTTTTCAGCGCTTCATCAGCAAGCAATAGCATGATCTACGAGAGCTTTGAGATGCAAGGGGCGTTTTCAATTGAAGCCTTGCGCTTGGTTTATACCGACAGCGGATTTGTAGTTGTGAAAATTTATGACCTTGAAAAAAATTCAAGCTATCCGGTCAAGTCTTACAGATTCCCACCGCAGTCAGTTTTGAAGCAAAGGGACATCTACGAAGGATGCTTCACCAATAGGATGAAAATTAGAATTGAAGGCGGGCAGAACACCGTAATTTCTAAATTGATTTTGAATCCAGACATAAAAGACGAGGGATGAATATGGCATTACCAGCACTTGCGGCGGCGGGATTGAAGTACGGGCCAGCGGCCATTGGCGTTTTAAAGGGCTTATTTGGCGGCAAGTCGGCAGCGCAGAAGCGTCTTGAGCGTATTGCTAAGCTTGGGTACGATCCTGATGAGCTTCAGCGCAATTTGACGCTGCTAAATCGGCGTGTTGCAGATGAGCGTACTGGCGCACTTTCTCGGCTCAGGGCAGGGAATATTGACCCATCATCTGGACTGGCGCAAGAAGTTCTTGGGTCTATAAGTAGATCGCAGGGTATGCGTGCAGGCGCAGCCAAGGCGGGCGCATCTGAAGCCGGACAACGCGCAACGGAACTATTGGGCGCACGCGAAGATGACAGCACGGGCGACTTGCTTGGAAGCTTGCTTGCGTCTTTGTCGCAAGATTTTGAACAGGGCGGATTGTTTAACAAGGGTGGATCAAAATCTGCGATTCCAAGCGTTAGAACTGATGTTGGATTACCGACAATCAAACAAAATCCGCTTATCGAAGGTAATCCGCTTTGGTATGGCACCTTGAAAAAGCGTAGAAACGTGAGCGATTATGGTTTAGGATTGCCACAGATTCGCACGACACCATCAGTTTCTCTCCCACGCTATTTGAGATAATATGGCATTCGATTTCAGACAACTGCGGCGAGGGTTGACGAAGTATCTTGATTATGACATCAAGAAAAATGCACTTGACCGTGAGTTAGGTAGACGAACAAGGGAAAAACAGGAAGAAGCTGAGCGCAAACTTCAACTTGAAAGCGATGAAGCTCAGCGCAAAAGCCTTCTCGATCTTGCCAAGCTTGATACTCCGGCAGGCATAGAAGCGCAATCACGCCTATTGCCCGGACTGAATCGCGAAAAGTCCGAACAATTCCTAAAGGCTAAAACGTTTTTATCGCCATTATTGCGTGAAAAGCAGTACGGCACCGCATCTACTCTTGGCTTGGGAGAATTTGGAGAAACAGAAGAAGATAAGGCAAGTGCTGAAGCTGAGAAGATGCTTGGAGAAGCGCGAAAAAGGCAGGCAGAACTTGCGACGGCGAGAATTGGAAGGGTTAAGCTTGAACAACAACGGATTCAACAGCAAATTAAAAAGGTTGATCAGCAAATAATGAGCGGCAAGGCAGGCAAGGCCTCGGACTTAAAGACAATTTACAATGTTTTGTCTGACCAACGCCAGCAAATCGTCGATGACATGGAAAGAATCGCAGAAGATTTTGATTTAGACCCAATGGACGTACAAACACAAAACGAAGAACTAAGACGATCTCTAAAAGAAATTGATGATAGGCAACAGATAATCATCAATTTAATGGGGAAGTATCATTTCCCAACAGGCACACAAAAACCACATCCCAATGTAAGTCCAAACATCGGGCCTCTGACTCAACAAGGGCAATTTAATCCGGCTGCACGTCCAAAACTTGACTATTAATGAACCCGCAAAACCAACAAAACTCTCTTCGCAGGCTTTACGAAACAGGATCATCGGTTTTCGATCTTGGCGACTACGACACTTTTCAGGAAAAAATGAAAAAGCCTGAAAGCCGTCAGAAGTTTTATTCGTCTCTATCTCAGCATTATGATCTTGGCGATTACAAGTCATTCGAAGGGAAGGTTCTGGGGTTATTGCCGTCTGAATCACCGCAACAGCAATATGATGATACATGGTCTGGAACAGGGAAAAGAATGTTGCAGGGAGTTGCCTCGGCAGCGGCGGCGATACCCAGAGGCCTAAATGTTGGAATGGCCGCTATTGATGTTCCTATTTCAAAAATTAGTGAAGCTGTAGGTATTAAGGGAGAAAGAGAGCGCGGAGAAAAAGCATACAAATATTGGGCAGAAAAAGGCAAGGAAGTAGACAAATACTTGCAAGGCAAGCTTACTGAGCGATTTGGAGAAATCAAACCGGCATCTCCAGAGCAAATAGGGTTTGAAGGATTAAAGCCATTTGAAGACCCGCTTGGAACCGCTAATAAACTTGCAAAGATATTTGTTGAGAATGCTCCTACTACTGCCATGCTTGGTATCGGTACGATGGTCAATCCGGTATTTGGCACGGCCATGTTGTTTGGAGTTGAAGCTGGAGACGCTGAGCAAGCATTTGACGAGTTGGAAGCAAAGGGCATAAAGATTGACCCGTCTTATCGCAAGGCGGCGGCAACTTCGGTAGGCGCATTAAATGCAATGCTTGAGCGTGTTGGCTTTGATCAGATATTTAAATCCACAAAAGTACCAGGCTTAAAGTCAAAACTATTCCAAGCGCTGATTGCATCAACGACAGAGGGAGCAACCGAAGCATTGCAAGAGGTCAATCAGATAATTGCTGAAACTGGTACGCAATTGTCTGAAGATGACTTAAAGACCATGCGCTCGACTTTTGAAAAGATTGCAGGGAATATATTTGAGAATAAAAAAAGAGTAGAAGAAGCAGGACTCGGCGGCGCTGTTGTTGGTGGCGGTATCTCTGCCTTGTCGAGCGGTGGAATAATAAAGGCAAAACCAGCAGAACCTCCAAAGCCAAAAGAAGAAGCCAAGCCCGCAGAGCCACAAGCGCCGCCTGAGCCTGAAATACCGAAGGACTTGCAAGATCAGCTTGAAAAAGTATCGCAGGAACTATATCAGAAAAAATTCAGCGAATTGGGCGAGGAACAGCAATTTGCTATTGCCGAGGAATTGACAAAGGCGCGGGCTGCGGCCAATGAAAAGAAATTCAAGGAAGCGGTCAAGCGGGCGGTTACGCCGGAAGAGCAGAAGGCCAAACCTGCGAAAGAAGCAGAGCAACAATTCGATGCCGTCTCTCAGGAGGTTTACGGGAAGCCATTCGCAAATATAACCGAAGAGCAGCAAGCACGCATTACGGAAGAATTTGACAAAGCGCAAAAGGCGGAGCAAGATCGAAAGCTAAAAGAAGTAGTACGCAAAACCGTTGCGCCCAAACAACCGGAAGTTGAAAAACCGAAAGAAGAAACAAAGGCTGAACCTGCCGTCGAAAAACCAGTTGAACAACCTGCGGCAGAAGCGGAAGTAGAGGTCAAACCGGAAGAACCGGCAAAAGAAGAAAAACCGCCAACTGCTGAAGAGTTTAAAAAAGCACAAGCTATTTTTGACAAAGCCGTTGCTAAGGCGAATGAGCAACGTATTGCAGAACAAGGCACGCCAAAAGTTGGAGACAAGGTAAAAGTAAAAGGCCGTAATACACAATATGAAGTCATAGGTATAAGTGAATCCGGCAATATAAGATTAAGAGGGCCAAAGAAAGAAACGTTTGCGGTTAAACCTTCCAAAATTGATGTTGGCGTAAAAGGTGGGCAAGCTTTAATAGACTTGCAAAAACAGTTTGTCCGCGCTGAACTTGAAAAGGCTGGAATTTCTAAAACAATTATTGATGAGCTTGCCGAGCCTCGACGCTCACCTCGTCCATTTACAGAAGAAGGTGATTTCAGGGAGCTTACTACTCGCAAAGGCAGAATTGAAAGAGCCGTTGAGCCTCCTGCCCAAGTCAAAGGTAAAGTTGACGAAATATCCGAAGCTGCGGTTGACTTCAGAAACAAAGAGGCTGAATTTGAAAAAGCTAAGGCCGACATAATCGAAGAAGTCAAAGCGCGTGGCGGTGAAGTTGTGGTTGACACTGAAACTGGAGCTTTCACAGTTAAGCTTCAGCCAGGCAAAACCAAGATGGGAATTTCAGATACTTTGGCTTTGCAAAAATTGAGACGTGAAGCTGCTGAAGCAGGCGCGTATAGTTTGGCTACTGTTGGACGCGGGTTTGAGATCGCAGCGGCTCCAGAGAAGATTGCAGACGCCGTGCCATTGCAAGGATCATTTGCAGACAAAATTAAAGAGTTTGTCCGTAGGAATCAGGCATATAAAGAGGCCGGAAAAGCATTCGATAAAGTAAAAGCGGCTGCGCACGATGATCTTGTTGATGCTTACCTTGCCGAACGTGCGGCGGGACGAGAACCGCAGGCATTCAAAGGCATGTCAAAGGCAGGCGTGGCCGTCGAAGTGCTTACTCGCCGCAACCGCAGCGCAATAGAGCCGGACATCGAAGCGGAAGGCCGGGATTTCCCCAAAGAAGTAGCTCAGATGAAGCAGGAAGCGGCCAAGCGCGGTGTAAAGGGCGAACCATTCCTTGAGACGCGCAAAGCTGGAGCAGAGAAGGTTGCACGAGCAGAAGCGGCGGGGACATTGATTAGAGAACAAGCGGCGGAATATACGCCAGGACAAGCAAACGCTGAGACTCTCGCTCCTATTTGGTATTCTCAGATGGAGCGCGTGCTTGAGCAAAAGCTTCCCAACAGCGGTACGCCGGAATCGTTTTTGCAAACTATCGAAGGCTTTCAGAAAAAAGGCGAGTTCAAAAAAGAAGAAATTGAATGGATCGGGCTGAAGGAATGGCTTGCCGACCAAAAAGGAAAAGTCACCAAACAGCAGGTGCTTGAGTTTGTACGTGAAAACAACGTTCAGATTAAAGAAGTAGAAAAAGGAACATCTTCTGCTGTTAGAAGAAGAATTTTTGCTTTACCATCATGGGGCACAGCAAAAAATAAAGTAGACAAAAACGGGAATATTAAAATAGACGTATCTTTTAAAAATATCGGTTTTGGAAGTCTTGAAATTTTAGGTAAAGACGTTGCTCAGCCAAGTGGCAATTTTAAAGGAAAAGGAAAATTTAAATCAACTTATAACGGAAAAATAATAGCACGTGGGACTACATTCAATGATGTTATTGACAAAACACGTCAATTTTTAGAAAAACATCTTTTAACCGAAGCTTCAGATAATCCAGGGCATACCAGTTCATCAATTGAAGGTAATTACGATTACAGAGAAATTCTTTTTATAAACCCTAATAGCGTATACGAAGCTTCGCATTGGAAAGAAAAAGGAGTATTTGCCCATGCAAGAATAGCAGGCAGAATAATAGACAACAAAAATGTTTTGTATATCCATGAAATTCAAAGCGACTTACATCAGGGATCAAGAAAAAAAGGATATGATGCTACAAATAACGCTCCATTCAAGAAAACCTGGCATGAATTTGTTATAAAAAGAATGATACGATATGCCGCAGAACGAGAATACGATTCAGTTGCGTTTACCAATGGAGATTTGGCTACTGCTCGTGCTGGTGAGTTCATATCAGACAAGAGCGGAGCTTTCATGCACAAGTTTTATGATGAGATCGTTCCGTCTTTCGTAAAATCATACGTTAAAAAGTGGAATGGTAAAATAGAAACTCAAAATCTTGATATTAAGCCTATTTTTTTCGAAGGTAAAAGATTGTCTCTTGATGTTAATATATTTGACATCACACCCGCCATGCGCGACGCTGTTTTGACTAAAGGCCAAGCGCTATTCGAACAGCAGGCACCGTATGTTCCAAACTACAAGAAACGCCCCGATGCTTCATTCAAAACCAACCAAGCAGCCAGTCAGGCCGTCAATGCCATTGGCAATAATCGACGACGAGGCCGAGTACTACTCGCGAACGCCATTAATGCGGAGGCTCGTGAAAAAGGTGCAGTATCACTTATCGGCAAAGAAGTACGCACTTCGGATGATGTGGCAGTCTTGGCGCAAGTCTACCGCGATCCGCGATGGGAAACGCTGAGATATATTTTCGTGAAGAATGGGAAGATTGTGCATGTGACGGGGGTATCGAATAGGCTACCTGCGGCAACGGCAGTTTTCCCGGTGGCTAATGAAAAAAAAGGCATCGCTTGGCTAAATGATTTAATGAAGTCAACAAAAGCTGATGGATATTATATACTACACAATCACCCAAGCGGGAAGCCGAATCCATCTCCAGAAGATATAAATATGACAAAATCGCTACTTGGCAAAGTCAATGGCTTCAAAGGACACGTTATTATTGATTCAAATAATTATACTGTACTTGTACATCCAGGCGACATTGGCAAGCTTGCAAAAACGACAAGCGGTGAGCTAAACATAGGATATAACGACGACAATATCGTTGAAATAAGGCGTTTTAGATTTTTTGGTGAAGAACGATTATTAGCACCATCTACACATGGACAGGCAAACGAAAGTCTTGGCTTGCCTATTAGAAACATGATTGATATTGCTGAAGTCGGCAAGCGGTTCAAGAAAGAAAAAGGTTGGGCTGTTTTAATATCAAGTTCAAAAGTTGGCGTTCGCGGCATAATGGAAGTTGATGAAAATCTACTTCAAGATAAAAAACGAACACCAGCATTATTGAGGAAATTTGCGCGTCAAACTGGCGCTCCAAGCGTTTTCGCCTACGTTTCGGACGAGTTTTTTCACAGAAATCATCCACGCATGGCGAAAGCAATAACAGATGGTTTTGTTGTTGATGTTGTATCAGAATCAGGATATAGCGCTCTTGATGTTTTATACATTCCAAATAAACGTGCTGAATTTGGCATTCGTGAATTTGTCGGACGCGAAGTCAAAGAAGGCAGCGCGATACCCGACAATATCACCGTTGACGGCAAAGAACGTTCTACGCGCAACTCAAAAGGCCAATTGATTCATCCGACTTTGGAAGGTATCGAGAACTTTTGGAAGTGGTTCGGAGACTCGAAGGTTGTAGATGAGCAGGGCAGGCCGTTGGTGATGTATCACGGGACAAATTCAAGTTTTGAAAAATTTGATAAGGCCAAAATTGGTACAACTACTGATGATGGATTTTTAGGTAAAGGGTTTTATTTTTCAACAGACCCAAATGTTACCCGTAACAAAACTGTTTCTATGCCTACTTATCTATTATCAAATAATCCTGCTGTGGAAAAACTTAAAAAATGGGAACAAGACAAAAAAGAACTATTTCATGGTAAAGTAACGTCAAAACATGATTCCGCTATTTTAGATTATTCTCCAGTTGGATATAACCATAAAGAAATTATGGTTAAAGAACCTACCCAAATCAAATCCGCCATTGGCAACATCGGCGCTTTCAGCCCGACCGAGCCGAGTATTGTTAGGGAAGATGTTTCACAGTATCGCAATTTAATTGCAACAGCAGCAGATAAAACACAGCGCGAACAAATGGCAAAAGACGATGAAGCCGTAAGGAAGATAGAAAAATGTCGGTAAGATGCACGCCAGACACGATAACGCCGAAAGAATTCGCAGCCATTGGGCAACGAATTCATGAGATCGTGGCGGGTAAAAAAGACTTGAAGGGATTGACAAAGGACGACAAAATCGGCCTAACAAACCTTTTGACCGTTGTGGACAAACTCAACACGATCATTGACAAGCCTGCACTTCTGCCGGAAGAACAACTGTATTTCAACCTTGCCGTGAAAAAGCTTAGAACGCTGGAAGCACGAGAACTGATTGCCAAAATACGGCAGGATATAAAGCAGGGAATTGAACCAAGTGCAACACGACTTGAAAAGCTGGCAGAATGGACAGCATCAATGTACTTGTGGCGTTTGTCGAGCGTCGGCAAATCTTTCAGTTCTAACCTTGCGCGTAATTTGATTAAATATCCTGAACGCAAGCTTTCGGCATGGTTCAATAAAGGTGTTGCACGTCGTAATGATGTTTCACAATCGCGATTCAACGAAGAAGCCGCTATCGACTTTCGTGAAACATGGATGAAGGACGAATTCAAAAAATCGTGGCGTGTTGCTATTGACATCATGAAGGAAAAACCTGAAGCTTTGCAAAAGGCAGTGTTTTTCAAGCGTGAGCATATCAAACCAAAGACCATCAGTGGAGAAAAGGGAAAATATATTCGCGCCGGTCTTAATGCTCAAGGTGCAGTTGACGCTTTGTTTAGATTGCCAGCTATTCGCGGAGAGCTTGCAGTATTGTCCTTCAGAAAGGCCATGAAAGCGACTGGAGATAAGATACAAGCGGCAGAGCTTGTAGAGCGTGAATACATTCCTAAATTTGAGCAAGTTGAGAAGTCGATACTTGAAAATAAGGACATACCTAAAAATCTTGAAGAATTTCACGGTCTTCTCATCCAAGCTGAGAAAAATGCGGAGAAACTCACATTTCAAGAAGAACTCGGCGGAATTGCACAAAGCATAAGTAATATCAGACAACACGCTGGCGCAAGGATATTTGTCCCGTTCTTTAATACTCACATGAATATTTTGAAGCAGGCCATTGAACGGACTCCATTCGCGGTGTTTTCTCCACGGTTTATTGAGTTGGCGCGAAAAACGTTTTCTCGAAGTCTTAATGAGATTGAAGCCGGTGAATATGCAGATAAAAAAGCCCAAATTGCATTTGGGACTGCGGCATTCACTGCGATAGTTGGCACGCTATTCTTGATGAGTGATGACGACGAAATTACAGGCGACTACAATTCAGAAACTATTAGCGAAAAGCCGATGGGATGGCAACAAAATAGTATACGAATCGGTGATTATTACATTAGTTATCAAGGCATAGAGCCGTTTGGTACGATGTTTCGTGCATTTGGCAATATGCGTGAAAGCAAATCAGAAGGCATTGAAGCGTCCATTGAAGCAGCGGCAAAGCTATTATTGGTAAATCCACTTACTCAAGAGGTCTTTGATGTTGTTGATGCCGTTAGGCGCGGCAAGGTTGATGAGTTCTTTGTCAAGATGGTCGCGGGCATGGCCTTGCCTGGGATGGCTAAAGACGTAAGCAAAATTATTGACCCAACAATCAGGCAAAAAGAAACACTGGTCGAAAAAGGCATTGAACAAACAGGATTGCCGGGCTATAGTTTAACGCTGCCTCCAATGGTTGATGTTTTTGGAGAAGGATTAAGGCCGCAAACAAGAACGGAAAAGGGATTCAAGGCGGTTACCGGCTTGGGTATTTCAAAGATAAAAGAAGATGACGCACGCAGAGAATTCAAGCGGCTGGATTTAAAATTTGAAGTAAAAACTTACCAACACAAAAGCGTGAAATTGACTCCAGAGGAAACCTTGCGATTAAATGAATTGGCGGGACAACGATTTAAACAACAAATCAATGCCATACTCGACAATCCGACTTACAAAAACATGCCAGACAGCAAGAAAAAAAGTTTAATCAAATCTATTCGCAGAAAAACGTTGAACCACTATAAAAAAGCCATTGAGCAGACTGTCACATTCAGAGAACGCCTGAGAGAAGAAGCCAAAAAGGAATAGTTTGTTTTTAGACATACAATTTCTTAGTTTTTGACGTATAAGCAGGTCATACTACCACATCGGAAAAGGCTTGAATTGGAGAAATCCAGTTCAGGCCTTTTTTATTTTGAGAACGCCATGAAGAAAACCATCCTGTTTATTTTGATTGCTACTGCCGCGTTTGCACAGAACGATTTATCGAATTATCGCGGAAAAACCTCAAGACAAATCGCCAACGTGACGCATTTGCAGCGCATGGATACGACTTTCTTTAAAACCAGAATTGGAGACTTGGGGTATGCGCTCACGCGGGCTTTCGAGCGGCGCGGGCTTTCACCTTACGATTACAGCAACAACTTTAAAACGTTAGTTTATGCCTTGCATGACTCCGGCTATCAAGTTTTAATACCAACAGGTGTTTTTACCTTATCTGATTCACTCTATTTGGGGCAGCCAATGCTTTTTCAGGGTTTGGGCAGGAATACCTCAAGAGAAACATTGATTGATACAACCGGCCCAATAATTAATGTTCAAATCAATAATGGCCAGCCGGCGATAATTGATACTATCCCAGGTATGCGGCTAAGAGATTTTGCATTGCTGGCCGATACATCGAAAAACACCGGCGAAGGTATACGAATAAGGCGAGACCGCCAGCAAACAACTGTTGGGAATTGGCATATTGACGGCGTTACTATCAAGGATTTCAAATCGCATGGCATTCATGTTTATGCTCCTGACAATAACTCTGTCATAATGCACAACCATGTTGTTTCGAATCGCGGCTGGGGACTCTACGCTCAGGCATCGACGGGTGGAGCAAGTGGCAAGGGACTCAACCTTGTGACCGCATTTAATCGGTTCCTTGCGAACGATTCCGGCGCGGTGCGGCTTAATTCTGTAGCGCATACGTTATGGGTGGGGAACGGAATATTAGGAACGCAAAATTCCATGCCGTTGATTGAGGTGCGCGGTACGCGAGGGCGCAATCAATACGACGTATGGATTGCAAACGATATTGAAGGGGAGGCGGGCGGCGATGGCACGGCGGCTCCAATTTTTAGATATAATAACACGAAAGGAACGGTGTGGATCGCTAACCGAGTGGGGCAACCAGAGCATTCCACAAGTGATACGTCAAGCGTTTCAACGCCTGCACCTGCATTTGAAGGAAGAGGCCAGGTTACATCTTTGCTGGATATTCAAAACCGATATGTTGGCTATGGCGTAACTGACACAGTTATGGTAGCCAGGTCAGGAAGCACAATTAATTATTTTGGCATCGGAGATCGCGGTACTTTTTTTGGGAAGGACATCAAGTCAACTGGTTCAGGCGGGTATCGTTACCTCGACATGCACTTGAATCGAGACTCCTTGTTTGCGGCTATCGACGCGGGCAGCCCCTCAGCGACATTTAAAGGGCTTTATTTGAATCCTTACGCCAATTCTGAAGTGCATTTCTACGCAAGGACTGCCAGCAACAAACCGAACTTTGTAAACTGGTGGAGCTATGCGGATTCATCAGCAAAACAAGATTCGGTTGGACGAATTGGGAGCGTTGGCGGAACGGGCGATTTTCAAGTTGAAGCCCTTACCGGCGATTTGAAATTTGAAGCGCCTGACAGCATGGATATTGTATTCAATGACTCAAGCGCTAACGATGTCAACATTCGATTCGAAACTGAGAATCAAACCGCGACACTCTGGATCGACGGAATTGATGATATGGTTGGGATTCATACCAATAACCCCAAGCACAGATTGTCGATGTATGCTTCAAGTCCGACCTTTGCAATGACCGATACCGATGTTAATACGACACGAAATAGCGCAGCCGCGGCTGTGGATTCTTCTGCTATTTTGCTGGATGCTTCTTCAGCATCTCCGCTGTTTACGATTCGAAACTCGGTGGGCGATACAGTAATTGCAATCACTTCCAACGGCGGGATGATCTTTGGCGACGGCGTAACAGGCTTATCGCAAGGCGCTGGTACGATTAACGCCAAGGGGCTTTTTGACGATGGCGTAGGCGTTTCAGATGCAGAGTTTGCGCAACATTACGGCAAAGAACTTGAGCCAGTCAAGAAGTCGGCTGCCGTTAAACCCTACATGAATTTTGAAGAAACGCGGGCATTTGTGCAGGATTCGCTCCATTTACCGACAATGATCGGATTGAAAGAATGGAAGAAACGCGGCGAAACTATTTCGCTTGGCGAATTAACGACTCAGCTTTGGCAGACCATCGAGCGGCAGCACTTGCATATGACCGAAATGGCCGACAAAATTGCTGCACTTGAACAGAAATTGAAAACACTTGAGGCGAAACAATGAAGCGGATTATTTTACTTACTCTATTGATTCCAGTTCTGGCGCATGCGCAGCGTTATGGGCATACCTCTGGAAGCACATTCTATTGGAACAAATCCGGCGAAGCGCAAAAGAGCGATTCCATTCGTTACATTCAGGGCAGCAATATAACTCTAACCCAAAGCGGGAATACTCTCACGATTGCCGGAGCAGCAGGCGCGGGATCAACTGCAAACGTCAGAGCAAACACTGGATGGACAGCACAGGGCGGAGCCACTGCTACAGATACAGTTGTAACATACCTTCTTTGGAATGGTAAATACCAGCGGGCTATGTTCGTAGATACTGACAACGACAGTATCGTAGTTGCTCCGCATGCTTTATTTCCGCTTGTGGGAAAAGACGGAACTCTCCTGCTGTTTGCCTTCGACTCAACCGGACGCATGGGGTTAAATGCGGCGACGGCGGCACAGGCAACACGCGCATTTATGAATGTGCTCGGCCGTGCAGCAAACGATACGCTTGCCATTTGGTCTAACGAGGGAAATACCTCCGCCACCGGCGACAGCGTTGTATACATTCTTCCGAATGGTGCAATGAGTATCAGCTCTACTACACTATTTAGTGGGCTTGCTTCCGATGCAAGATTAAAGGTTGGTGGTGGTATGTGTGTCGAAGGAAACTCTATTGCAATAAACGGTGCAAACGCTCAGATTCAATTAAATTCATCTGCCCAGCGCATCTACTACGACGCTACAAATAAGATGCAATTTTATGTAGCCGGTGCTGCTGCTCACGTTATGGATGATAATGGCTATGTTGGTATCAACAATGGCGGGTTGAAAAGCAGAAATCAAGGTGTTTTAACTGTTCGCGGTAACGGCACCACTGACTCTCTTGCAGTTTTTCGCAATGATAAAAACGCCACGCTTGATTCAACTGCGATCATTTTAAAGGATGGAAGCTTTGTCACCGGTGAATGGCGAATTCGAAGCGGCGCTGACTCTCTTGTCTTTCACCATGATGGAGTACCAGTATTTGCGATCTTGCCAGACGGCACCACTGCCGATCTTGTTGCAGGCACTCCACCGACTCTGTGGCGTAATATTCCACCGCAAGAGTACATTTGGCTGTTGCGCATCGGCGTGTTATTGCTTTTGTTGCTGGTCGCGTTTAAGGTCTACGACTACGCGAAGCCGAGAATCAAGAAACACAAAACTTTGCCAGGTGAAATATGAAAACGCTTCTGATTATTTTGCTGTTGGCCGCAGCAGTGCAGGCGCAGGATTTTAAATTTCTGCCCTGGAAGTACGACCGCTGGAACTCAACAGACGGCTGGATCATGAAATCGGATAAAGCCGAACATGCTATCCGAGACGGTTTCATCTTTTGGGCGCTTGGTAAAACAAATCTTGTCGGCCAATATCGTTTTGGCGTTACGACTATCCTTGCGACGGGCTGGGAAATTCGAGACGGCTTTCGCTGGCGGCATACGGACGGTTTTTCGTGGAAAGATTTATTTGCCGGAATGGCCGGGCAAGGGCTTGTATTCGCCGGGGAGAAGCTATTCAGCAAGCCTAAGAAAAACCAGGCGCGTTACGATGAAGCGCTGCGGCAGGAATTGGAAGCATTGCGAGTGCGTGTTAAAGAGCTTGAGAGGAACAAGATTGTCATTACGCCAAGCCCGATGCCGTCGATTTTGCCTTATAATGACAACCAGCATTTTCAGCCAGTTCCACTAAGGCGAACTGACGTGCCACGTGTCATTTTAAATATCGACAGCCTCGGAGCAACGTTCAGCGTGGATAGCTCTTTTACCATAATTGGCGAATCAAAAATTAAATAGTGGCCGCTATCCGTGTCTACAAGGTCGGCGATAAGATTGTTGTAGCCAATAGCGGTTTGATAAAGGGCAGAAAACGATTTTGCACGGTCTGCCAAGAGTTTGTTGAGTTTGAGTTTTACCATCTGAAAAAACGTTACGGAAACTGGCACTTTGCTTCTTATTGCAAAGTCTGCACGGTTGACGTAATGCAGGCTTATTACAGAAGAAAAGGCCGAAAGCCACAAAGATATAGAGCAAGAAAAGAAGATGAAAACGGAATAATCAAATGGCGATGTTGCCGCTGCAAACGATACAAATACAGTCCAGACTTTTGGAAACTATCATGTAGCCCAGACGGGCTGCAATACTACTGTATCGCGTGCAGCAAGCGCAACAAAAAGAAGAAAAGCTTGAAGCGCAAAATTGCCTGTGAGTCGGAGCGGCAAAAAATTAGACGATTGTTTTACCGGATTAGCAATATAAGCCAATAATGAAACTAAACCTTGTGACAACGTTGTCAAGCTTGCTTTTGGCCGGTTGCTGGATTTTCAAGCCTGAGCCAGAAAAGCTATTACCGCATCACCATGCGGCCATGATCGAGCAAGCCATTGACAAGCCCGCTGCCAGACAAAGCTTTGTCGATCCGGTCACCGGCGTTTCGGCCTTACGGCTTACCGACGCTAAGGCAGAAGGCGCACAAGGTTACGTTTCGTATTACTCGAAGCTGAATCCATTCAATGCCGACGAAACTTTGATTCTGGTTTATCGCCGGGGCGGAACATGGCACTTGTTTGACATCGGCGGAAAGTATCTCAGGCCATTGCCGATTAGGAATTCGCAGACAGACCCTCAGCCACGCTGGCACCCGCTTTTTGCTCATAAGCTTCTCTGGTTTGACGCAAACAAAATTATGAGCCACGATTTGAACACGGGCGCAAACAAGATCGAAGCGCAGTTTTCAGAGTATACCTTCATCACTAATTATGATGAAGGTAACTTTGACCGCAATGGCTATACTTTGCTGCTTGCTGGACGCGACTGGCCGGAGGGCGTTCATAAAATCGTGAGAGATTCCGCCATTCCAGGCTATGCGGCTAATGACCTGAAAACGTTTCAAGACTGGCGACAGGGATTCGGTGAGATGTTCGTTTACAGCCTTGTGACTGGCCACGTCGAAAGTCCAAAGATTGAAATCACCGGCCAGCTTGTGGACTGGCTTTCGATTAGCCCAAGCGGGCTTTATGGCGTGTTCGCAATGGCAGAAGGACACGGCTCAGATAGATGGGAAGGCATAGACGTTTATTTTGCAGATGGATTGCAGTATCGTGAACTTCCTTATTATCCCTATACCGATCACGGTGACTTTGCATTAGGACAAGACGGGAATGACATCTATGTCACCGACAATGCCGAGGACACATGGCCAGACAAACTCAGACACATTGAGAGACACGACTTAGGTTCGGGCGCACGAGTTGACTTACTTGGCGCGGACTGGCGTATGTCAAGGCTCATTTCAGGTCGGGCATATAACAAACCAGGCTGGGCGATTGTGAGTACTTACGGAAACCCGGCATTGCAAGCAGACTCCGTGCAAGTACCATTTGAAGATGAGATTTTTGCATTGAAGCTTGACGGCTCTGGCGAAGTCCGGCGCATCATTCAGCACAGAAGCCAGCGTTTCAGCAAAGGAGATTATTCATATAACAACTATTGGGATCAGCCTAACGCGGCAATCTCAGCAAGCGGGAGATACATTTTATTTACTTCGAATTGGAGAGAGTTAGGACAACCTCAGGATGTTTATTTGATTGACCTGTACGAACATGATAACTGGTAAACCGATTATGAACTGCAACATGGTACAACATCATGCCGAACGAGAATGGGAACGGAAACGGGACAAACGGCCGTTTTTTAAAAATTGCTTATGCTCTTATAGCGGCGCTTTTCTCAATACTATTGGGTATCCTGAGTTATCTCTATCATGAGCAAAATAAGGAAATCGAATCATTACGCCATGACTTCACGCAGTACAAAAAAGAGATAGAAATTTATAAAACCGACCATGAAAAGGACAAGTTTCAAATCTTGCTCGATTTGAATACTGACCTAACTGACATCAAGTCTCGTCTTGGAATAGATCGTAAATCCACCTCCCGAAAATAACTACAACAGGAACTTGCACTATGGGAACGTTATGCAGTTATCAGATTTATCGTTTCAAATAGCTTCATGGCTTGCCGTTACCTTGTTGGGCATAATTGGATACCTCGCAAAGGATATGCGCAGCAGTATGAAGGACATCGTTTCAAAGTTTGAAATTATGCAGCGGGATTTACAAGGCGTTCGTGAGCGCATCATAAAACTTGAAACTCGCGGCGAAATTAATGCAAACAACAAAGCCGTATGAGCAGCTCCCCCTCACAGCCAAACGCCGCTCGTGCCTCGGTACGGGCGGCGGTTTATCGTCACATTTTAGCTTGCAACTAACATTCTAATTCTTAACTTTAAGGTGAAATATGCCTACTGAACTTCCTCAACTTCTTGTTGTACTGTTGGGCGCTTTGTCGCCTTTCGTTATCCAGCTTGCGAAAAAAGCGTTTGTTGAACGCTATGCCCGCCTTGCCGTTTCTGTTATTTTGTCGGCTGGCGTTGGCGTTGGAGCGTATTTTGTTGTATCGCCAGAAGGTTTTGATCTTGCCGATTCAATTGCGTGGGTGTATGCGGCAGCGCAATTGGCTTATCAGGCTTTTTGGAAACCAATCTGGGCATCGAAAAAATAGGCTACTCCCCTCATACCTACCCTTCGCGAGGCCGGGCGGTCGCGCTCGTCCGGCCTTTTTAATTGCCATGAAAAAGAAATATCTTACCGAAATAAAAATCAAAGGCAAGCGTTACGCTGGGAGAGAGATTTTTGCCAAGTCATTTAAAAAGGCGAAAAAGAAAGCAAAGAAAAAAGGCCTGAAGCTTATCGGTGAAGTCGTAGCCGAATATAATTTGAATTAATATGAAAGCAACGAACAAAATAACGTTTAATTATTATAAGTCAGCAAGATGGATGTATCAAAGGCTAAATAAATCAGAGCCATCAAAACAAACTGAATTGGCTTGGGGAAAACTTCTTTACAAAATTAGCAGAAGTAAAAACAATAGAGACTTGTATTTGATTGAATCATTGTTTATTTATTCGCAGTTTGATGACAAATGGAAAAAACGGATTGATAATCCCAGCAAGATTGACACTCACTTTGATGCCATAGCTTGCGATGCCTGCAATTTTATTGGGGTGAATATTTTAGCCGAGATATTGGCGATGCTTTACGTTTATGGCGGTGAGTACACATGCTATAATTTGTCATTTAGATTCTATATACCATTAGCGAAATGGAAATTTAATTTTTGGGGCGGGGATACACCAACAATTGAAGGGGTTGAACTTGTAAATCAGAAAATATTTGAACTTGAAAGAAATGGAGATAAGGTTGAATGGTTTGAGAATTTACAAAAATCAATTACCAAAGATCACTGGCCAAATTCATTTGAGCCGTTAAATGAAAGATTCTGGAGCTATAAAACTCAGCGCGAAAATCAATCGGTGTCAATGCGGCAGCCTGAAATACAAGGTGGCGCTGAAGTGCAATAGATGTAACGGACAAAAAAGAAATGCAGATATAAAGCTTTATGAATGCCTGTGTGGAACAAAGTTTTATGCTGGAAAAAGGAATCGCATTGACCGCTTTTGCTCAAATGAATGCGCAAATAAATACGGAACGATAAAAAAGATTGCAGGGAGAATAAAGCAACCAGAACATGAAATACTAAACGCATGGAAAGCGGGATTGCTTTGGTGCGGCGGGCTTAATAAAGGCGGGCATTGGGCGCATCAATCAAGATTTACGACAAACACAAAAAGAGCAACGGGGTTTGAATCTTACTGCAAAGATTGTTATTCGAGATATAAACGCAGACCAGAATCGCGTTGGCACAGAACACGATCAAACTCATGGATGCCTGAATTAATTAAACAAGTTGAAAAACTTGGAAGTTTGAATAGAGCCTTAAAAATTGTAAATATCGACTGGACTACTTACGGAATAAGACGAAAAGCAGATAAAGATTTTGAAGAAAAAATCCATGCTGCAAAAAAAAGATACTTTTTAAAATTCGGGATACAGGTGAAGGATTTTGGCCGCTGGCACAAACCAAGCTATTTAATAAGAGAGATTAATCAGGAAAGTAAAGCATTCTTTGACTCGAACAAAAACTTGGTAGAAACATGGTTTAAAATAGGTGCGTTCAAATGGTGCGGCAAAAAAATAGATGATTCATTGCTTGATGTTATTAATACGGCGACTTTGATGTTTTTATATAATCGGTTCACAGGCGTTCAAAATTTCGAAAGATTGGCGAAATTCTATGGACGCTGTGCAGCTTTTCAAATCCTAAACGCAAAAAGGAAAAACAAATGACAATCACCGATCTTGTTAGTCATATTGGGATAATCGGAAATTCTGATTATCCCTCTCTGGTTGCTCCCAGCTAACAGTATGGCTAATTAAACAGCAAAGTCGCTTTTTATGATAAAATACTATACTCCTTTTTTTTATTTATGCCTGATTGACTGGTTTTTCGGTTCATGGATAAGTGCGGAGCTTCAACAACAACCGCCTTACAATCAAGGCGCGAGTTGGGCTTACCAAGCTTTCTATGGCTTTGTGGTCATTGCTGGCTTGTTGATTTCAGATAGATTAAACCAGGGCGCATACACTCAAGACATATTCAGAACGTGGCCGCGATTCATTGCATGCGGCCTTTTGTTTCTTGGATACGTCGAGGACTTGCTTTTCTATTTACTCTTGCACGTATGGAATCCGCACGGATACAACTTTTATGGCCGATTCATGCCTGAGTATTTTAGCGGATGGCTTGGATGGCTGACGGGAATGATTTCAGGAGGTGATTTTGTATTGAATCTTCCGGTGGCCGGAGCGGTTGTCACAACGCTGATTGCTTTGACAGTTTCAGTGATATTCGTTAGGAAGATTTCATGATTGCAGAATTAATTATTCGGCATTTTGTAGGGGACTTCATTCTGCAAAACGACTGGATGCAAAGAAAGACAACAAATTTATTTGTTTGTCTTATCCACGTTCTGTTCTATGGGTTAGCATTTGTGGACTTGTTACTAACCTCAAAAATATCAGCTTTACAGTTTAGTCTGTTACTCGGAACCCACTTTTTACAAGATCGGTTCTCATTACATCTAAAATGGATGAAACTCTTCAAGCAAACACCAATTGACCGTTGGCCTGTTGGGACTCTATGCGTTGATCAATCCTTTCATCTTTTGACAATACTTTTTATTTTTTTTGAGAAAATATCATGAGAAAATACCTACTGATTTCGTGTCTATCATTTTTTTGGCTCGGCTGCCCGCCAAGTGAACCGCCTTCCGATGAAAAGCCCGCAATGCCAATCGTGGCCACAAACGAGCCTATTTCGGATGGAACATTCCATGCGGTTATGATCGAACCGCGTCTAATTTGGAACGCTAACACGGAGCCGGATTTAGCCGGATACAAGGTCTATGTTGGAAGTGAACCGAGAAAATACGGCGCGCCCGTATCTGTTGGCCTTGTTACGGAATGGCCACTCGACGGCCTCGGGCAAGGGAAATTCTACATTGCCCTGACGGCATTTGATGCCGCCGGCAATGAATCTGCCTTTTCGCACGAAGTGATTTATACTCGCATTGAAGGCGATGAGCGCGACACGCTGGCCTTGCGCGATGATAGACTGCTGCGGTTACTTGCTGTTTATGAGAGGCGCGATACTCAGGGCAATCCTATCTCGCCGGAGATCGTGCTCGAATGGCGGCAATATTCGGCCAATTGGAATGGCCAATGGGCAAAGCTTGACACGCTGCCTAAGAATTACATGGGCGGGATTTATAGGGAATATACGCAGGCGGGTGACACCTTAAAAGTCAATCTTCCGTATCTCGCGCTTTTCAATCCTGGGTACACGCATAACATCGACTTCCGGGCAAAACTCATAAACGGAGACAAGGAGTCGTCCTATGCGTCACCAAAGAGAATTTTCAGGATAATTGAAGCGAGCGCGGTAGGACAGCCGGGGAATGTGCAATTGAGGGTTGTTGAATAAAAAAGGCTTGCTGCATTCTTGCGAGGAAGCACAGCAAACCTTTGGGGACGTGTACTAACATAAAAGATGTAGCGGACAATAGAATAAAAGATAACATCGAAACAAATTATGAAGCATGCCGCTTTGCTTGCTTAGGTTTTTTGTAATTTATAACCTCTTTAAGATTCCCGTTCGAGGTTATAATATAAACTCGTGATGTTACTACTTTAGGAATGGATTTCTTTGTGGCTCTTATTGATGCCATTCCTTTTCCCCTTGTTACCCTCATGTACTGGTTTGCTATTTGATTCATTGACTTTATCCTATTTGATTCAATGATTTTAAAAAGCACCTTGATGTTTCTCTAACGACTCTTCATACTCATTAACTACATCTATTGCCCATTTCATTATTTCATCAGATATAGGATTTTGTCTCATAAAAAATATTGTCTCATAAGGAATTTCCTCGCCATTTTCTAAGCATTGACAATACAAATTCTCATGAGAAACTTGTTCACTTTTCATGGCATAGCCTTAATTTTTTAAAATAACAAAATTAGACATAAAAAATAAGTCTCTATGCACAGATAATATACAAAATCACTGGCCTTTGTCAATTACTTTTTGATTTAAAATAAGTCAACAAGCTTTCAACTCCATGCCCACTTGTAAATAATCCAGTAAACCATCTTCCTGTTGAAGGGTAAAAATCAATCCTATTTTTATCTAATCCTATAACGATATGGTACCCATCGTTATCACTCCAAAACTCTATCCCTTCATCAATCAGCCTTTGCGTGTTAGCCTGCTTCTTAGCCCTTCGTTCTTCCTGCCTTAACCGCTTTTGCAGTTTAAATCCTTCGATGACTTCACTCATTGTCTTTGTTCCATCGGCTTATAAAAGTCTGGCTGCCGAATAAGTTGTAGTAACTGCAATCTACAACGAAATAGGGTTTTGTAGGCATCATAATCGCTTGGTGATATGCCTCCATTTTTGCTAAAGCGATCAATTTCATCTTGCCACATTTGAGCCAACTTTATTATTTCATTTGAATCAATTTTCATGTTACGCTCCAAACGCATCGAAAAATCGTTAAAACTTTCTTTTACAAAATGGTTTCTTCATATCAAGCCTTAATGAGTTTACATCTAACAATTCCCCATCCAGCTTTCTTTGCTGCAATTATAGTCTTTTTCGTATTTTTCCAAAGCAATTCTCTATTTGATGGGTCAATCTCTACCATCTGCCAGAATAATGATTCTTTCACTTGCCATTCATTATCTGAAGGATAACAAAGTTTGCCATCGGGACTTTCTAAACACCAATAGATTTCTTCTTTATGTTTCATATTAAACCTTTACCAAACGCAATTTGAGACATCGTTTTTGGTTTAATCCGTTTCTTCCTGCTAAACTGCCACCGTCGTTGATATTCCTTCCGGCAAACTTCTGAATCGCACGTTGCGGACTCGCGCACGTAATTCCCCTTTATCGCAGCAGGCACAGATGCGCGGCAATAGCGCTCTTTGCATATTGGGCATAGCTTGTTAGCCGTCACTTCTTACCTTTCGATTTTTCTGCCAAGCATAATGCTTCACCTAAATCATATGCGTGTTGTGTGCCAACATTGCTTATTACTGCAAAAGCCCTTCTCCGGCTGTGGTCAAATTTCCATGTTCCTGAAGACCTTTCCAGTGAAATCATGATAGGCAAGTGCTCAGGAATTTTTACATAAACGGCTGCAAAAATAGTATCCGGTGTAATGCTAACGTTCGCACGCCCGATAAACCCTTTTAAGGCAGGGAAAATTTGCTCAGCGGCTTTTATAATAGTATCCCACTCTATTTCCTCTATCATGTCTTTTTTTCTTTTTTCTTCATCGGTTTTAATTTCATCAGCACGGACTTTATCGCGCCAAGCTTGTTTTAACTCGTCAATTTGTATCATAACTTTTTCCCTTTCGCTTCAATTGGTTCGACGATAACGCGGTATTTCCTTTTAAACATGTCCTCGCGGACGCGCTTGGGGATTTTCAGGAATACCATTCTGTCCATGTCTATTTCAACATTCGACTTGCAAACGGATAGGCTATGTATTTTGCCATTGTTTCCGTATGTCCAAATCCAGCCTCGGGCTATTTCAGTTTGTTTTGATTTCATTCGTCACTCATCAAAGTTAAAAACACCATCGGCGGGAAAACTACTCCACTAAGTTCCCTTTTGCAAGCACTGCCAGCAAGATCACAAAAGGCTTTACATCGCTCCCGCACTTGCGCGAAAGTGTGCGGTTACTGGCTCATATGCGACGCTGACTAATCAGGCCGATGGCGTGTTGTTTTTTGCAAACTAAATTTTCAAGTATTCAACTTCAAGAGTGATCCGCAATTTAATCAGTTGCGGAGTTCCTCCATCTTCCACGATCTCTTTAATGTTCTGTTCTAAATCAGCCGTGCCCCAATCATCAAATGACGCTACGTGCATTAACAAATCCGAATTTGGCTCCCAATCGGATTTGTTTGGTTTTTTGACCAAGATTTCCTTTTCTACTACCGTTGGCGTGTACATCTTTTTCTCATCTGTTCGTCATTATCGCTCAAATCAAAAATGTTTTCTTTTCTAAAGATAATACGCTCATCTTCCTTTATAGTAGAGCATATTAGATCGTTTGCTACGATACCATAAAATAAGTCACCAGCTATCTCAACAATCTCAACCCAGAATCTCTCACCGTTCGCACAAACTTTTGCATAATTACCGATTGCAATTTGATCGGTGTCAACTATAAATCCGCGTTCTGCTGCCGATTCTAAATTCATTGTACTCTCCGTGTGCTTAGTTAAAACCGTTCGGCTGGCCTTGCATTAGAACAAGCAGTACGCCTAACCCGCGCCCTTAGGCACTCCAGGTTTTCGCTGCTATCAAGGTTATGTCATTGCTTACGCCGCAGCCGAGACGGTTATTCCAAATTCACTTTTTGTCCTTTGGCAAAATTCTTTATCGACTTAACTGCAAATTCGAAGTCACTCGGAACAGTTCCCCATTTAAATTTCAACCCAGTCTCACAATACTTAATGAATTGTTTTTCCTTGCGTTGCGCTGCGAACGCCTGCCGGAATGATTCGAGTTTAGCGATCTTATCGTCGTCTCCGCCTGAGATCGTCGATTCTGGGGCATCCTGGGGCGGTTTTTCAGGTATTGTAGGCTCTGTTTTCGACTTTGCCGGGGTTTGAGTTTTACGCAAAATAAACCGTATGCCAGTAGGCTTTTTTGTTTGAGCGTCAAGCATTTCGCTGATTTCAACGTTTGCCCGCGCCCATTCTAACATGGCATCAGGAGTCTCTGGAACTTTGCCCTTGCACCAAATCGAAAGGTTTGCCCGTAATGCTCGAATCTCAGCAGATGTTACTCGATGCTGCGGGAATGTTTCTGAAGTCCACGCTTGCACCAAGTCGGCAAGGCCTGCCTCCATTTCTGGAGAAATATTTGCAGGATGCGGCTTTTCTTCTATGTCTTGCGTGAATAAGTCGGCTATGGCAAGAGTGTTAATAACTGCCGCAACAACGGCTGTTTTGTCGGCCATTTTTATAGCAGCGTTGGAATCCATTTTTTTCTTGCCGACTTCGTATGTTCCCGTACCTTCTCCAATTACTTCTCCGCTTGCCGGGTTAACAAGCTTGCACGTTCTTACAAGTGTTCCTTTCGGCTCACCCATCATTCGCCAGGCGTCAAGGTCACTTGAATATACAGCCTTGAGCTTTAAGAGGTCAACAAGATAAAGCGCTCCGGCCTTATAAAGCGAAGGCTTGGGAACCCATTGGCGCGGGTTAAGTGGTCGGTATTGACCTTGAATATAAATCTGCACATTACCTTGATTGTCGTACCTTGCTTCGCAACCAGGCGGGAAACCATAATGTATTCCTTCCTTGAGTTGCGACAAAAGCCATTTACGAAAATGAGTACGCCGTGCGGAATATTCAGCAAGTACAACCTCTTGTTGCTCAACCGGCAAAAGTTGAAATCCTGACTTGAAGTCGGCTGGGCGCTGCATTTCAACATCTGTGTATACTGCAACGGCATTTTCGCTCATGTTGTCACCTATATGAAAATTGCTTCGTAACCTGCCGATTTTGGGATCACCATTTCGACGGGATCAAATGGATGGCCGTCCCATTCGTTTTTGTTCTGGCAGTCCGCTATAATTTTTAGAGCCTGCTTATATTGCGTGCGGCCCTCTTCAAGATAGCCCTTTGGCACTATTTCGCCAGTGCGTTCGTCCATTGCATCGTGGCCATTAGCGGGCAAAACCAAGTGCGGCGGATTTGATTCGACAAAGATAAACCAAAATGGCGGAGGCTCGTCAAAATCAAGTCCCTGAATCGTACAAACGGCATCAGTGTACATTGCCGATTGAACGTGATAGCCCCAAAAATAACCACTTCTTGCAATGCGATAAGGGACATAATGCGAGGTTGTTTTGAGATCAGCAATGTACGAAAATTCGCTGCCAAGTATGTCAATCCTTCCCTTGCATCTAACGCCACTTTCTTTGTCTGTCCATATAGCGACGACTTCATACCTTTCGCCGCCGTTGAAAAAGTTGCCGACGACAGGATGATTAAGAATAGACGCCCTTACCTGCTCTGCTATTGCTTTGCTTTCTTCAAACTTTACGTATTCGGCGGGCGGTAAAAACTTCTTTTCTGGATATGCCGATTGCAAATCTTGCCATTCTTTTCCGCGACGCTGCTTAATGTAATCAGGCAATTGCAAAACGTTTTCAAAGTCACGCGGGGTCAAAATTGATTGATGAACTATTCGACCGAATTCCTTTGAATCGCTATCTTTGTCAAGCCCCGAATGCGTGGCAACGTAATGCGCCGGAGTTGCGCCAAGACAAAGAGATTTCACGGCGCTATAATTCGCAAACGGAAGGGCGCGATAAACGTCCTCGGGCATATTGTAATAAAAGCCGTCTTTGTATTCCATCACTTTTCTTCCGCGCTTTTGATCAACATGTCAACCTTTTCAATCTCATTTATTAGCGCCAAAATTCGACTTTTTATTATTGCTTTGACTTCCAACAATCCGAGAACTGTGCACGAAAATATATCATCTACGGCAGCATTCAAGATTTTACCTGAGCCATTCTCAGTTCTGAGAGTATAGAACGGCGCGTGGCTCGTGTCTACCACGATGCAATATTCTGTAAATCCGCTGCTATTAAAGCAGATAACTTTTTCGCCGACTTCAAACGTTTTCATTTCGCATCTTCTGACGTTTCTTGTTTTTTTTGTTGGGCTTGCCAACCCGGTCAAGTTCGCCGAGTGTCTTAGACCATTCGGCGTCAAACCACTCCTCGGGCGGATAGAACCTATCAATCTCTTTTTTGGTCATCAAGCGCCTAATGGCTTCAGCAACATGATAACTCATGCTTCTCGGTGATGAAGAACTTTCAATTTCCAAACAGCGCCAAAAAATAGCCAATGTCCGCTTGCTGATGTTCATATCATTCCCTTTTAAAATCCAGCGCCGGTGAGGTCTACGGTCTTAGTAACTTTCCGGCGCTGGCAAGGTAGAATTACTTCACTTCAAATCATCTGGCGCAACAAGTGTGTGTTCGCCGAAGCGTGTGTGCTCTCATTGCGCCAGAGTTATCCTTCCCGCGTTGAGCCGGCGCGAGAAGGACGATTATTTTGCAGATGAACACGACAAGGTGGATTAACGTCGCCCGTGAACTTCGCTCAAACGACTAAACACAAGATAACAAATCCAAGATTAGAGTCAAGGTAAATTTTTCTTACACTGAGAAT